TTTTCGGTGGTGTCGGTCGTAACCGAACGCGTCTGCGCCTGCGCTTCGGCAATGCTTACCGGCTCGACGGTGGGTGCTGTGGTTACGCGGTATTTCACTTTAAGCACCTCCGTGCTATTAAATTATTGGGCGGGATTAACCGCCCATAACGAATGATTTAATTATGCAATCGCCGTGGCAGACTGATCGCCCGCGTATCTGGCGCCCGACAGAATCGCGACGGCTGACGCAATAAGAGATCCGCCGGGATTTGACCACTTGATGCACAGATTCCCGTAACCGTCGGTAAGCTGCGACGCGTCGATTTCGATAACATACATAATGCCATCGTTCGCGGATACATCGATTCCGGTCGCTGCGGTTGCTGCGGTTTTCGCGCCGAGCGTGTCGCCGAGCGCCGTGGTTTCCGCATAATAATTAAATACGATCGCGGTGTCTGTGGTACCGTCAAAGTCATCGACTTCCTCGACGGTTATATTGCCGCCGTCCGCGTCCGTAACGCCGCACTGAACTATAATAGTTACGTGGGCGTAATTTTCCATTGAGAATATCTCCGATGCCGCAAGACCGGACGCCGTATCAACGTCGATGGGCGGCAGTATATTTACAACGTGGCAGGTTTCTGCTATGTTAATGCCTTTCATTTATGTTATCCTCCTGTATTATCGGTTTAGCGTGCTGCGAGTGTAACGAAGCTGGAAAGCGTCTGACCGGAAGTTGCCTTGTAAGGTGTTATAGCCTTGTCGCGGACAGGCTGCCCATCCACGCGGTAAGTGGCGCGGAACGCGGTTTCGTCATAAAGGAAATTGATGTGTATCGAAGACGCCATGTTTACGCCGCCTTTATCGGCAAGCAGATATTGCGACATATCCGCAAGCACGATATCGCCGACGTCACCGATTGCCGAAGCCTGCTCTATCGGAATTACGGGTCGGCCGAACAGCGTTGCGTAAGGCGAACCGGACAGACCGTTTGCGGGCATATAAACCGGAACGCCTGCGGTACCGATAGCAAGGTGCATCCCGTAAAGCTGCGGCTCAAGCTCCTGGTTGATATACCATTCCGCGTTTGCGCGGCTCGACGCGATCAGACGTGACCACATCTTCACGATGTTTTCAAACAGCAGAGTATCCGCAACCTGCGCGGTTTCAGCGGCCTGCGTGACAAGGCAGCCGGCGTTCAAGATGCCGAGCATCTGACCGGAACCGGTGCCGCGAAGGATGCCGTCGTCAACTTTGAAGCGGATTTCTTCGGAAAACGCCTGCGACATGACGCCCTCGACTGCGGAAGCATCCTGCAGGAGTTCGTCGGTGGCGTAGTAAAGCGCCATGAGTTTGTTCAGGGTCAGTTCAATCTGACGGAATTTCGGCTTGCTTGCGGTCACTGTTGCGGCTTCATCCGCCCAGTATCCCTGCACACCGCCCCAGCGAGATCCGTTAGCGCGGGACGATTCGTCGATGCCGTTGATTTTTATGCCGTTGCTGTTTGCGGATATCGGGATTTTACGGCACTTCGGCACGAGAACGCCGGTAGTGTAAATATTTTTCAGCAGTTCGGCGGCGAAGTCTTTCTGCACAAGGAAACCGCCTTCGGACGGTACGCCTTCGCTTGCGCCCGTAGCGTTCTGCACCTTTAACAGGCGTTCGTCAACGGGGACGCCGGGGCGGGATGATTTCGCGATCGCGATCAGCTGTTCGCCGAACGTATTAAACGGGCCTTTGCGGTTCGGGTCAACGACGATCGGACCGTTAACCGGTACGGTGTCCTTGATTTCGTCGCCGTCTGCATCGAATTTCTTGCCGGCGTCAACGATTTCCTGCGCTTCGATGCGTGCCTGTATCTGCTTGATTTCGGCTGTCTTCGCAGTGATGTCGGTCAGCGCAGTTTCTGCCGTGAACGCGCCGGCTTCAGCTTTTGCTTTTGCAAGGGATGCGATCAATGAGTTCATTGCTTTGGATTTAAACATTTTCTTCCTCCGTTTTTATGTTTCGATTGTGAGTTTGAGTAGGGCCAGCGCGATTGTGTTATCGGGTTTGGGCGGGATATATTTCGCCGATACGCGGCGCATGGCGTCGACCGTGCTGTTTAATATTGCCGTGCGGTCGAATGCCATTTCAACGGGTTTCGCTTCGCTGTCGGCGTAGAGCATACCGTCTGCGAATTTTTCTTTGATGGCGGTTTTCGCCGAAAAGTAGGATTCGTGATCCATTAAAGCGGATATTGCTGCGCGGGTTCTTCCGGTCTTTGCGGCGTATGCGTTGACGATAGTTTCTTTAACCACATCAAGAACGTCGGCGGCTTTCCGCAAATCGGACGCATAACCGGCCTGAATACCCGTGATGGGATTGTGTATCATCATGATTGCTGTCGGCGACATTAAGATGCGATCCCCCGCCATCGCTATAACCGAAGCGGCAGACATCGCTTTCCCGTCTATCTTCACGGTGACGCCGCCTTTATGTTCCTTTAACGCGGTGAAAACGCCGCTGGCCGCGAAAACGTTTCCGCCGTAACTGTCAACCCAAACCGTCAAAGGCTTGCCGCTGTACTTTGCCAGTTCGGTTCGGAACTTGTTCGGCGAGGTATGCGCTTCGTTAAAATATTCATATAACCATGCGTCTTCATCATCCACAATGTCGCCGTCAATACGCAGTTCCGCTGATTCCGGTTCCGTTTCGGTTGCCGCTTTATTGGTAAAATTCCAAAATTCTATTTTAATTACCCCCTTTCTGCTATCATATTGGCAATATCCTGTAATAGTTTTGCGCTGTTCTGTGCTGCGTCGGTCGGCTTGCTGCTGTCGATCATGTTCGCGGGGGTAAGGTATATGTCTCCAGCCGGACCGATAGACGGTTGATTTTCTAGCCGCCTTATATCATTCGCCGAAAGATAACCCCACTGTCTGCCGCTTGCGTATGCGGTAGCGCGTGACGCCTGATCGCCGCGAAGCAGGCCGTCGATCTTAAATTCAACATAGTAACCCGCCTTGCGTTCTGCCGGCGTAAGCAGCTGCATATTGATGTTGTCTTCATACCGTTTAAAAATCGGCAGCATGGTCAGCATAATAAACTCAAGTTGCTGCTGCTCGATGTTTGTAAAAGTTGATCGATCGAGCTTGTTTATAAGGTGCTGCGGAACGCGATATATGCGGCAGATGTCCTCGATTTGAAACAGCTTCGATTCCAATAACTGCGCGTCGATTGGATTAATGGTGACTTGGTTCCACTTCAACCCTTCCTCAAGGATCATCGGAACGCCGGCGTTTCTCATTCCCGTATAGTTTTGTTTTACGCCGTCCTTTAAATGCTGAAACGAAGTATCAGACAGCGCAGTTGGGCATTCAAAGACTCCGCTCGGCATCGCGGCGTTGTTATAAAAATTCACGCCGTAGTCTTCGTAGGACAAACCGAGCCGAATGGCGGCCGCCGCATAATGAATCGGTGACATGCCTATAATTCCGTTAAACGACATGTTCGGAACGTGCAGGACTTCATCGCGCTGCAATATCCGCTTATCCGCGCCGGCCCCTATAATATAAATTAGCTGGTGCGTGGCTTTATCGCGGTCAATGCCGACAATACTGTGCGGATAAGGATACAGGCCGATTAATTCGCCCGACTTGTTAAGCTGCCGTTCGCATACGATGTTACCGCTGATGTCGAAGTTCGTCATTAACGTTTCTTTAAACCCGAACGGCGCCATTTCCGAATTGGGTCGGGCGTGCAATATGTCGTGTATCGGTATATCGTTCGCCGGTTCGCGCCCGTCTGCGACTTTCCTATAAAGCATTATAGGCACCGACGCAAACGTTTCCGCCCGGACCCGTATGCACGCGTTGACAACGCTGTACTTCATCGCGGTTTCGGCGTCAACGGTAACGGACTGCATATCCGCGCCCGCAAGAAACTGTTCGCGGTAACTCGATACGTCGCCGGTTGCCAGGACTTTTAGTCGCTGTGATAAATTAAGTTTAATTGATTTCACCTTCTTTCATGCAAGAGATCGCATGCCTCTCGTTTCGTAAACGGATTGTTTTTGCTCTAATTTAATCGCACCCGATACCGCGTTAATTAACGCGACAATTGGATCTATTCGCTCTATTGATTTGTTTTTAGCTGGTTTAATATTAGCGTTTGTGTCCGTGACAATTATCACGTTTCCGAAACTCCAACGTCCTAACGGATCGTGGTCGTGCGATATCTCTTTGGCTCGGAACAATCTTTCAAGTTCGCCCATGCCTGTAGACATTCCCGCCATTGACTGCGGTATTTCTATGATTTTGCGCTGTATTTCTTCGTTTAACAGTTGCTTTAATATTTCCAAATGCCAAACGTCACCGCAGTAATACTGAACTTTATAGTCCATTTCAAGTCCTTCGATGTGCCGTTTAATATAGGAGTAATCCACTACGTTGCCGGGCGTGGCGCGTAGATATCCTTCTTTTTCCCATTTAACATAGTCAACGTGATCCGTTGCGGATCTCTCTGCTATGTTGTCGGCAGGGCAGAACGAATCTAAAAAGAATCGCCATTCGTTTATACCGGGTTGCGGCGGGAACAGAGACACAACGGAAGTTAAGTCTATTCGGGTTGATAAGTCAATTCCCACATAGCAGCGTTTGCCTTTAAGACTGTCGCGCTTCCATGCTGCTTCGGTATCGTCCCAAAGGGTGATTGGCAACCATCCAAGCCTTTTTAACTGCACCCATTGATTTAATCGCAACCAACGAAACAACTTTTCTTCTGCCGGACTGTTATGCGCCGCTATTGCTGCTTGACGCATTTTGTCAATCGTAACGGTATGCCCTAAAGACGGATTAACACGGTACCACAATTCTTCGTCATATATGTCGCCGTTAAAATCATCAGGCAATCCCCATATTTTGCAATACCAACGCGGGTCAATTATACTTCCGTCAATGATTCCTTTTGCTTTATCGTGAATTTCTCGCCCGATTGATTTCCTGTCGGGATCGTCGCCCGCCGTAGTTATAACAAACCAAAGAGGTTGTTCTCTTGCGTCGCCTGCGCCCGCCGTCATAACATCCCATAATTCTCTGTTCGGTTGTGCGTGCAATTCGTCAAAAATTACGCATGAAGCGGAAATTCCGTGCTTGGTATAGGCTTCTGCAGATACAGCTTGATAAACCGACTGACTTACTGTGTCCACAATCATTTTTTGCGAACGGATAATTTTGCAACGCTTTGATAACATCGGGTTTTGAGCAACCATGTTAACGGCAACATCAAAAACCAAAGACGCTTGCTTTCTGTCCGAGGCACAAGAAAATATTTCACCGCTTGCCTCGCCATCTGCCACGAGATGAAATAGCGCAATACCGGCGGCAAGTTCGGATTTGCCTTGTTTTTTTGGACATTCTATATAACAATATTGATAATTTCTGATTCCGCTGTCTTCGAGAGTTCCGTACACGTTTGAGATGATTTCGTGCTGCCACGGAAGAAGCATAAACGGTTTGCCCGCCCATTTTCCTTTAGTGTGCTTAAGGATTTGTATAAAATTAACTGCGTATTCTGCGGCTGCTTTGTTGAATTTCATGCATATCGCCACCCGAAACCGCCAGCCGTTTTTGCTTTACCGGCACAAGCGCACCATATATTTCCTTTTTTAATGTCTGTGCCTCGCTCCGCTTCCACGAGAGAGATGAATCGGTTTATAACGCTTCCGTCTGCCCCAACCTGTTCAACGTCTTTGAACCGCGCGTTTTGGGCGTTACGTATTTTTTCTTTTGTTTCCTCTGACAACGGGTTTCGGTTGGTTGGGGGTTTTTCTGTTTTGCTCAATGTTTTCGCTAATCTCTTTTTTTGCGATTCGGACATTTTTCTTTTCGCTTCGTCGGTAAATGTTCTGCCGGTAAGAGCAACAGAAATTTTATTGTTTCTTTCTTGCGAAAACTCTCTACCTATTTGTGCCTTTGACATTTTTTTTCGTGCTTCTTCTGTTGGGTGCTTCCCTTTGTTTGCTATGGATATTTTAGCTGCGGTTTCAGGAGACGGTCCTTTACCTTTAAGAGCGGCTCGAATTTTTTCACACGTTTCTGCGCTTCTTATCTGCCCTGTTCGACCTTTGTGCGCTGCTGAAATTTTTCTTCTTGTTTCATCGCTGACGCTGTGTTGAGAATTTCCACCGCTTTCTATGTTGTAACCGCACTCAAATTGATTGCTTTTATATTTTGCAATCAGCTCAACTTCTAATCGTTCCGCTTCTTCTTTGTTTAAACCCGAAGCTATAACGTTATGGGAGAAATTATCCCATCCGTGTTTTCTGATTGCCCTATAAAAGTGTTCGTTCTTGCGATAACCATATCCGCTGTTGCCCCAACGCTTTGCAGGTTCGCGGTAAGTTATTCCTATATACCGTTTTTCTTCGGGTGAAACGTGTTCGTACACATAATAATTAACCATCGCGCCACGCTCTTTGAGTGTTCAACACTTCGTTCATCGGGTCTACATCTGAAGCTTCTTGCGGCGGAGTTTTGGGTATCGCTCTCATACGACCAGCGGGAGT